GATTCAAACGTCTTAACCGCAGATGTAGCGGCGGGGAATTTAGATTCGCGCGCTTGAATTTCTTTTGGAGGTAAGCCTTCCATTGCACTTGCAGGCGTCATTTTTCCTGACAGCGCTTGTTCTCTTGTAACGTACACAGGTTTGCCGGTCACAGGATCAACAACCGCAACTGGCGGTTGCTCTGGCCGAGGCGCAGCAGGGGCGCGTCCAGCAGCAGCGCGGGCCGTAACAAATTGTTGATAGTCACCTCTAAAATTACCACCCTCCGGTGTTTTGGCGAAATTGAATTCGGCCACCATAGATGGGGGTGCTGGCGCTTTTTCCGGCGCAGCCGGTGCTTGAGAGAATGCGCCGCCTTGATAAACACTTGCGCTAGGTGCAACCACAACAGGCTTCATGCTATCAAGCAATTGGCTAACGCTTTGCATTGAGCCCATACGCAACTGGTCAAACTTACCAGTTTGCACGGCCTCATTTAGTTGCGCTAATCCTTTTTCTGGCGTTGCACCTAAACTCTGAAGGTACGGCCCAAGCACGGGATCGGCATGTACGGATTTATGCACCGCTAAATATGCCTCTGGCGTATCTGCCATGCGGTAGGCGTCAGGAAGTAACGCCAATTTATCAGCTATCAACCTAGTGCTTTTGATTTGGCCTTCCGTACCCGCCGTTTTAGCTTCTTGTTGAGACTTAGCAAATTCAAAACCTAATTTTGGGTTGAGTCTGGTTACGTCTTGCAAATATGTTGCAGACGCTGGGTCAAGGCGGCGCAAAGCGTTGGTCTCTTCCATGCCGCGTTGGTATTCCTGCATCTTCATCTGATTCAACTGGTTGGCTTGCTGGCCCTGCTGCAATTGTTGCATCTTGCCATATTGTGCAAACGGATCAGGCGGCGGTTGAAACTGGTAGCCCTGTGCAATAAGTGCGTTTAGATCAGCCATGATTAGCGTCCTTGATAGGTTCCATCGTAATAGTTTACGTCATAGCCGGGCATACTAATAGGGCCGCTTTGTGGCGTTTGACTGCGCTTCAAGAAATCGTTAAAGTTCATTTGATTTTGATATGAACTTGCAGCCGTCTGAAGACCGCCCGCCAAAGTGTTTGCCGCGCCTAGCTGGCCCGCGCCAACTGCGTTGCCTGCGGCCATGTATGCGTTCCCAGCATTAGTTCCGTAATTCCCCGCCGCAATGCCTTGATTAGACGCCGCAGCTTGACCAGATGACATCAAGTTACCCAAGGGTTGGAGTTGATTTGAACGATTTGTTTGGTACCGGTTAAAAGCATTCTGGTACTCTTGTGAGCCCATGTCTTGGCCGTAGCGAGTAGCGGCCTTCAAAGCCCCACCTGAGATTAAGCCACCACGGGCAGCGGCTTGACGATCAAGTGCTTTCTGACCTTCACTTAAACGGAATGCGTAGCCTGGGTCTGCTTGGTAGTCTGCCATACCAAAGTCTCTACTGTACTTGCCGTACCCAGCAGCGCCAGCATTACCGCCAAGACCCAGCAATTCCATTAGCCGGTTTTGCCCTGTAAGACCAGCTTGACGATACGGCTCTTGACCAGCCATTTGCTGGTCAAACATTTCCTTTTGAAGAGCAGCAGCGCGGTCAGCGGCGGCGGCTTGTGTGCTAGCCGCGCTTTTTGCGCCGGAAGATGCAATTACACCGCCAAGAAGAGCGCCACCCGCCCCAATCATTGCTACTGTTATAAAACTCATATTGACACCTCAAGTGATTGATCTTTTATCTTGTTACCAATACCAAACATAGCGCGCGGGTCGTCTTCAACTAACTCTGACTCTACATCTTCTACCGTATCCGATTCAACTCGGTGAAACGTCATGCACAGCGCATCTGTTTCTGCATAAACTGCTCGTTTTGTCCCCGGGCTGCTGCATATCACTTGCGGCCCTGTAATCAACTTAACGCCTTCGTCCGTAGTAACCGCAACCGTACCAAAAACAACCATGTAAAAATGTTCTTTTTTGTGGACTTTACCCACTATTAAACACCCTGCCGGACGCCAAACTTGACGGCAGTACATACCGCCGTGGAACAAATGCTCAGTAGGCGCTTCGTACTGCTCATGCTTGGCAACTTCAATTTGCAACGCCTTAACCTTGTCAATCATTGAAACTGCTGGCGCAACATCAAACCCTTTGCCGTAAGTGATTCGCATCAAGTCACCTCACGCCCAGAAACACGAATGTTAATTGCGCTGGCAGTACCAGCAATGGTACTGATAAAGTCGCCAACATTAAGCACTTGGCCCACCAGTTCAGGGAATGTGTAGACCTCAGAAGCCTGAAGCGTCTTGGTCTTGGTAATCAGGTTGGTGTTACCCGAAGAACCAGACACGGTGACCAAGTTCACGCTGATCGTAGCTGCTGTGGCAGTGATGTTAGTCGCGGTAAACTTGTCAATGATGGCCGTGACGCCAGTTGCGGTGTACTGGGTTGTTTGCGAGCTTTCGGCAAACTTTGCGGCTACAAGGACTTTTACTGATACGGTCATGGTTTACTCCAAAAGCAGGTTGTTGTTAGCGGCCTGTTGCATAATGACCCAATTTGTGCCGTCAGACACCATTGTCGCCCAATTTCCTACAACTGCCAAGAGGATTGCGGTGCCAGCCGCCGCGCTGTCAATCAGCACCACGTTGCTTGACGCAGACACCAAGGTCTGAGCCTGCAAGTTTTTAAATGTCAAATAACGGCCAGAATATGCAGATGCCGAGGGCAAGGTCACCGTGCAAGTTGATCCTGACTTGTTATTGATAAGCCAAGTCTCGTTAGCGGCAACAGTAAAGTCAGCGGTCTTAGTAACTGGCGCGCTTGAGAGCGCCGCGATGCTTGCGGTGATTAGGCCAACGTCAACAATCGGCTGCACTTGCAAAGCCTCAATCTGCTTTTGCATCTCAGCAGTTTGAGACACCAAGGCAGAGCAACAGTCGCCCAATACGTCAGGCGCAGGCAAAGTAATTACTGGCGGCAGGGTTTGCAATTCTTGATTGACCGAGCGAAGCGCTGCATCGTAGGACGCAAGCAAGGACTCAGAACTGAACGTAAGTCCTGAATCGTCAATAACCGCCGAAGCAATGTTGTTGAGCGACAAGAAGAACAAATACCAAGCGCGATCAATCAGATTCGTGCGGGGGTCAATCAGCGGCACGCGCGGTGGCGTGATCGGCGTTGGCGTAGCGTTAGGGCTAGGCATTTGTTGGACTCAAAATGAGTTCAGCGCCCATGATTGTAATTTTTACAGGGTCAGTGCCTGACAGTTCGTACACACGGTCACGCAGCTTTAAAGTCATGCCCAGCCGACGCCAAAAGGTTCGGTGACCATACGCACCAATTTTGCCAACTGGTGACCAGTGTTCGTTACTCCAGGTATGACCGCCGTCATCTGACCAGCGCAGCATAACTTCAGGGTCGTAGCCTGGTGCAGCAAGGTAAGCCGTGGTCACTAAGTTGTACCCGGTAATATCGGTATCCGACAGTTCGTATTGACCTAAAGGTTCAGAGCCGTCCCCAGCCTCGGTAGTTAAAGTAACACCCGATTGCGTTGCTAAAAACGTCTGTACATATTCAGCTACAAGGTCTAACCCTGACTCAGTATCAATATTTTCGCTGTCATACCCAGGGTACAGATTTAATCCCACGCCCGTTTCGCAATCCAGTTGCAAACTATGATGCGCCGTGCGCTTTAAATTGTTTTGGCCGGTTGGCAGCGCCCGCCATGAGCGCAACCATTTTTGAATGCCGCCGTTGTCCGAATAATCGTCCAAGTCAAAGGCGTAGATGTTGCCGTTCTCAAAGTCGCCAACAACGATCTTGTTGTTAAACGCCATCTGGCAGTTACTGCGGTGGCGGGTAAATTCACCATTGTCAAAGCCCGCACGCTCATGCCAGGCTTGCGTTGCCGCGTCATAGACCCAACTGGTGTTGGCACTAGGGAAAATCAGCACATAAAAGCTGTGGCCGTCTTGTTGGTATGTGTACGCAATAGCGTCTGACAAATCAGCGTATTGCTGAATCTGCCACTCAACAGCATGGGTAGAAATGCGAACGCCCGAATAGCCATTGGCGCGGTAGACAATACCCTGACCACGGCGGTCACGGCCAAGCCAAAAAATGCCGTTGTCCATCTTGGCTATAGAAAAGGGAGCCGCGCAGCCTAACTCGTTAAACGCGCCTTGGATGCGTTGCAGGGGGAAGTCTGTCGCGCCAGAGTCGTACCAAACCTCAATCGAGTTTGTGCCAAAGGCCCACACCTCGCGGAAATTGGACGTTACGGCCAATAGACCGTCAGGTGAGCCTTCGGTGCTGACAAATTCTAACGGGTTAATGGACGTACCATCCAACAACTCAGTTACCCACATCAATTGGCTGTTTGGTTGGTTGAACACAAAGTAGCCGTCTAAGTAACAGACAGTTACCGCGCCGGGGAAGTCAGGGTCAGTAATCTGACCAAAAACGTTTGTGGTGTTGTTGTAGATGTAACTTGGGCCATTGGCCGCAATGAACAACTGAGTGCCGTTGTCGGCCAAACTAACAGGGCCGGTGCCAGCTACCGTGCCAATTAACGTAGCAGCATACGCGGTGGTAATCTTGTATAACTCGGTGCCCGACACCACAAAGGCCGTGCTGTCGCTAGATGAAAACGCCCACAACCCTCGAACGGGGCCGGTGCCTACCGTTGAAAGTAAGTTTAGCCCCGGCGCTCGGTTTAAAAAACCTGGTTCCTTGCCCGCCTCCGGCACAATCTCGGGAAACAAGTTCACCATGCGGGCATCCGCAGCATTGACGCTTCGGGCCACATAGGTTGAACCAAGGATGGGCGTTTTCATTAAGCCGCAACTGCTTTGATAACTGCAAAGTTAAACACTGGAGTTTCAGTTGTCGTGCCGCCTGTGGTGCGAAATGAAATATTAAAACTGCCCGCTGCTACCGCAGTAACCATCAAATTGTACAAGTCAGTGCCTGACTTTTGATTCAAGATGACAACATCAGTTGCAGCCACAGTGCTGTTAGTTACAGTAAAAGTTGCCGCCGTTGTTGTTCCTGCTGCGCTAAACATAGTGATTGCGCCTGCCGTCTTGTTAAGCGTTACGCCTGTGGTGCGGCTGGTCAATTGCGTAACCGCGCCGCCAGCGCCTGTTGCGTAGCCTACGCCTGCCGTGCCAGATGAAGTGACAGCACCAGTTACCGCTAGGCTTGTGCCTGTAGCTGCACCAATTACAGGCGTAACCATAACCATACTGGTGCTGGTGCAATTTGACAAATTACCGCTTGTTGGCGTACCCAATACAGGCGTTACCAATGTTGCATTGGTAAACAGCAATGCGTTGGTCACTTGTTTAGTTGTGCCGCCTTGCACAATTGGCAAGACATCACCAACGGCAGCCGCAGTTGCGACGGGGAGAGATGAGATTGCGATAGTTGCCATGTTAGTAGTTTCCTGCGTAAATGTTAAAGCGTTGACGAGTCGCCACGATGGCGTAAGGCATAGACATCACATCGTCAGGGTTGTTGATGCGTTTCAGATTGCGCTTGCTGGTCATAGCAATGCGCTGCACTTGGGGGCTGGGCTCCACGCCAAATTCAGGTGCAATCTCGCAAGCCAAGTTGTAAGTGAAGGCACGCAAGTAACCCGGCGGGAACAAAATGTTGGTCGCCAAGTTGGCGGGCTGGGTCAACTCTTCAACGCTAATAAAGTGCCACTCCAAGTCCCGTGTGGGCTTGGGATAGATGTACATATCCACATCAGGATACGTCATGTTGATAAACAGCACTTGCGGGTAAGTAGACGTAACCGTCTTGACAGCAATACCGTCGTACTGCTGCTGGTTAATCATTTTTATGCCAAAGCTGACGTTGGTGCCTGGGTCGCGGTAGTAGGTCGCGTCATCCAGCAAGATGGGCCGGTTGCCTACGAAATTACCTGTTGGGCCAAGGGTACGGTTGATAAAGCCAGCAGGCCAAGTAAACACCTGGTCTTGAGTGCTGAACACCGACAGCCGCTCAGTATTCCAGCTATCAATCATCTGGTTGAGCGCCATCAAGCTGTCTTGCGACACTGACGCAGAAGTAGTCTCGCCTTCAGCCAGCACGCCAAGCAATCGAAGGGCTCGGTTAATCTGCTCGCCAGCGGTGTATGTCGCCATGACTAGGCTCCTTCGGGTTCGGTTCTACGACGGCGCTTTACTTCCAGTGCGTTAACAGGAGCCGCCTCGGTAACTTGGGGCGTATCCTGAGTATATCGTGTCCAGCCGTTTTGTTCATCGTATTCGGCTTCAAGTTCCATAGTCGCCACTTTGCGGCCATGAACGGGGTGGGCAAGGTAAATTTCCATAAATGAAAGGAAAGGTTTTTAGCCTTCCCTTCCTCTTACGCTTGTGCAACGTGAATCAAAGCAAAATTCAAAGTCAGCGCCTCAGACAAGCTGCCTGCGGATGCATTTGAAATTACCAAGGTAAATGATCCGGCAGCTACGGCAGCCACCGAAAGCAAATACGTCCCCGCCGTGGTTGCGCCGCTTGCTAATGCCACAACTGGAACATCATAGGCACTTACCGCGCTATTTGTAACAATAAAAGCTACTTCAACGCCAGCAGCCAAAGCAGCATTGTTTGTCACAATTTGACCAACAGACGCGTTAATAGTTACGCCAGTAGATTTGCTTGTAGCTTGAGTAACAGTTGAAGGCGCCGTAGTAGAACTTCCAGTGTTATATCCAAGCTGCCCACTTCCAGCAAGGGCATAAATTGTTGCTGAACCTTTGAGGTCTTGGTCTTCAAAAGCAACACCAATAGATTTTGTATTTGCCATAATTATTTCCTTAGAGAACGGGGCCGAAGCCCCATTCAGATTTAAGCAATGCGATACACAGTGTATGCAGCATCGCCGGTCTTGCGGAACAAGAATTGCCCCGCGCCACTTACGCCCGCTGCACTGCCGGTAATAGCAACAACCAAGTTGCCAACCGCAGTAATACCAGTGCCCACAACCATCGTAATCAACCCAGTCGAAGTGCCCAGGTTAATAACTGTCAGGTCAAACGTGCTGTTAACTTTTGCGTTGGTAAATACCGCATCAATTAACGTTGCCGTTGGAAGCGTGTACGACGCTGCTGTGGTAGACGGGTTGCCTACCAAGATGCCGCCGGTAACTTGCGCGGCAGTCAGAGTGGCCGTAGCAGTAGCCGTTTGGGGCGCTGCTTGAACGCCCATAATAATTTCATTGGTGTTGCCATCAGTAAACTGATATCCACCGCCAGAATTAGGAATAGCCATGATAATTTTCCTTCAAAAATAATTAATCAACCCCAGATGCGGCAAGCCATCTGTGGACGAATGGTAGAAAAACCATACAGTACGTCAATACGGCAAGGCATACGGTCGTTGTTGATGTCGTACTGACGAACAACGCGCAAGCTGATACCGTTATGAACCGCACGCGCAGCCATGTCAACACCTTGAGGCATCAACAAGTCAGCGGTAGCAAACGTGATAGCGTCTTTGTGGTAAACCAAGTTCTGTGCATAAGCAGTAGAAGCGGTGCCCACAAAAGTCACAACAGCGCTAGATACTGGCAGGGCAGTCATGGTAGCCAGTGCATGAGCAGCGGAGTACATGGGAGCTACAGTTACAGTCCAAGTGCCAGAGACAGCGGTGGCATCAGCCAGAGCCACAAACTGGAACAACGAACCAGTAGTTTCACGGGTTTGCGGATTTACAGCAGAACAAGCTGCAATGGTAAACACATCACCGGCCTTGATGGTTGTAGTAACCGAGGCTTGCGACAAGCTCACAGTAGAAGAACCTTCAGTAGTCACCGTGGTGCCAACCGTGGTAGCAGCCGTGGCGTCACGCGAACCAGTGGTGAACTGCTTGATGGATTGGCTCATGTTGATTTCTTCGTAACCCAACACGCCGGTACCCATCATGCCGTTTTTAAACTGCTTGCTGATAGTGTCGGTGGGGTTGAACAAACCTTTCATGCCTTCAACCAAACCAGCGTTTGCAGCGGGGTTAACCGTTGCATAACGTGGCGACATCGTAGCGGCATTTTCATTCAGCTTCTGTTGGGCTTGGAGAAGCACTAAAGAAGTCGAAGGGGTCGTGCCGGGTGTGCCGACGGTGTTACCGATGGTTTTAAAGCTGTTAGCAACGTCAGCATCAATGCTGGAGGCCAACTGGCTGATACGTGGTTTCAACACACGCTCTGCAAAGTCATCCAATTGCATGGTCAATTCAGCGGAAGTAAAGTTCACGCCAATATGTTTTTGCGAGGCGACAGACAAAGTGGTGTACTGCTCATTGTCGTCCTGCACTTGCAGGGCGGCACCGTCAGTTACCAGAGCGCGGTCGGGCAAACGAATACGCAGAGTAGAACCAATCTTGGCACCTTCAACAGCGAAGCTGTCGTCGTACTGACGGTTTACGTTACGGGTGAGTACCAGGTTGTTCTCGAGGATTTCGAGAGCTTTCCGAGTAATCATGTCAATGGTTAGGATACTATTAGCCATGAAAAAAGTCCTTAAAAAAAGTTAGCGGTTTTGCGCTTCCCACTTCTTCCGTTGTCGTGCCCTTTCGGCTTCAATCCACTGCGAGGCCGTCATGGTCTTATCTGACCTGGGGTCTGTAGTGTCATAAGCCGGTGATCCAGTGGATCGGGCAGTAACAGGCGAAATCGGCGCTGGCGCTGATGTAGTACGTTTCATAGGAGGATCAGAAGCCAATTTGGCCTCAATCTTCCCAATTTCTTTTGCCTGTGCAAGCGGGGCTAGGCGAGATATACGCTCTGCGTCTTTGGGGTTAGTTCCGAGGTAGTAAGCTAACTCAGGCCCAACATCCGAAGACCGAATCGTATCGGCCATCACATCAGTAATTGGCAGCTTGGGGTTGTACGCAACTTGTTCAAAGTCATCGTACTTAGCGCGGGCTTCCTCTTCCAGATCGTGATAACTCTCAAGAACTTGCGAGTGCTGCTTGGCCGCTTCGCGCTGCGCGATCAGTTGCTCGGCCTTTTGATAGGCCAACGCATCGGCGTAAGCCTCTGGCGTTTCAAACTGATCGACAGACTGCGCTGCCGGAGCCCTCAAGGTTTGCGTTTCCACAACCCTCTGTGCTTGTTCTCGTTCCCACTTTCGTTGCTCTCTTGCGAGGCGTTTTCCAATAGCTGCATCAAGTTCCTCTTGCGAGAAGGTCTTGGGTGCTTCTGCTTCCGGCGCTTTAACTTCAGGTTCAGGTACAGCCGTTGCTACCTGTTCCGGCGCGGGGTCTACTACCGCTAGGTTTTCTTCTGACATTTTTCGATTCCATAGAATCCCTGGTGAACGCACCAGTACGTGTTTTCAGCATTATGCTGGAATTTGGGCCGCTTTGTAAGCCGCAATTACTTGAGGCGTATGCATAGCAGCACAGATAGCCTTTACGCGAGCATCTTCGGCGCTGTAGTCATCGCCTGGGGCAACAACGTGGCGGTGGAACTTGCTGCCTATTTCAACGCCATCTTCTTTGAAGGCGGTTTTGGTGCGAACTTGGATTGAGCCGTTTTCAACAATTTCAATAAAATCAACAGAGATAACTTTTTCTAGTGCCATGATATTTCCTTGTTTCCAGCCTGACCATCCAGTCAAGCATTAAAGTCTGGTGGGCCGCACCAGTACGGTTAATTTGGCACATCTGCGCTGCTACGAGATAACTCCACAAAGTTTGTTCCGTCAAACAAGAACGTAATACTACGGCTGTTGCCAGTTGCAGGCATAGTCAATACGGCAGACACTTTAATGTCTGCTGCAAAACTGGGGGTGTTTACAACGCCGCCAGATATGTTTCGAATTAGCAGGGTAAACACTTGCCCAGGCACTGCAAATCCTCCTGATCCGTGATAAATGCCAATGTTCCACGCAGTAACAGCAGTTGGGACACTAATTCTGTAAACACAAGTACGGCCAGGGTCACCATCTTGCAAGCCAAAAAACGTATTTGGGGATGCCCACGTAATATTAACATACCCTCTCGCCACATCGCTAATTAGCCGACCAACGGAGCCAATTTCAACGTCATTGTGACCAGCCGTAATAAACGTGTTGGCATCAGCCGAAATAAACGTAGTGATCGCACGAATGTAATTGCCATTAAACTCAGTTACACGACAATTAGTCATGTTAATTGCAGCCGTTGCCGTACCACCACACTGAAAATTATTGCCTGTCATGATAATGTTGGCAACATTTTCTAAGTCCATCATGCGATCTAATGAATTTGAGCCAGAACCATAATCCCATTCACAATCATGGAATACCAATGATTGAATTGCGGGGAATGCAGGGGGCGTGTCAATGTTTGTCAAAATACGAAGTTCAGCACCTTGCTGGTTAAAAGTGCAATTCTCAAACAAAATACCATCAGCGTTACAATTTTTTAAATAAACAACATCCGCATTTTGAGTTGCACCGCTTTCAAAAATACAGCGGTCATCAAAGATAAAAGGCGTTAATCCATTTGCTGATCCCGTGCCATCAACGTAAAGAAAAATTGGCGCGCAAGCGCCAAATTGACAACTAGATACCGCAGAGTAGCCAAAGGAAGGGTTTTTGCAATAAATGATAGCTCGAGAAAAAATGTTTGTTCCTGATCCTTGAACCCAACTCATGCGATAGAACCGATAGCGTTGCCCACCATCAATATAAATAAAATCAGTAGCAGTTCCTACGTTACTAATTGCCATTCCTTCAAATTGAAAATTTGAATATGTGCAATTAAACATTGGCGATGCACCGCCAGTCCATTGAAGTGTAACTGAAGGTAATGTTGAACCAGATTGCCACACCGCATTTGATTCACCAAGAAATCCAATTGGCGTATCAGCCAAATCAATAGTTGAATTTATAGAATAAAGGCCTGTCGGGAAAAACACTTGCGATTGTGTTTGTTGAGCCACAACGATTGCGGCACGAATAGCAGTTGTAGTAGCGGTTGCATTTGTGCCATCACTGTAAGCACCATAATCAAGAACATTGATTGGCGCTCCATTAATCATTGAATATGATGTTTTGGTCAGGCTCATTTTGATTCCTTAAACATAGTAGACGCAAGAAATAAAAAGTGCGGTGCTAGCACTTAAATTTGTAAACGCCAAATTAGATGTTCCACTTATGGCTGACCAATAATTCAAGGCTATTCTTGCAGAACTACCATTTGCAATTCCTGTCAAACTTGATCCTGCAAGAATTGTTAAACCTGATGCAAACCCAAGAGAAGCAGAACCTCTAGCGCCATCACTGCTATTTACAGTAAAAGGCAAACCAGTAATTAAAACAGCGCCACTTGCACTACCAAGTGATGTAACGGCAATATAAGCGGTAACACTTACCTGACGACCAATTTTTGTGTATAGCCCTGATGTACCGCCTGACATAGTGGCGTTATTTGTACCGTCACTTAATACAGGTGTCCAAGTACCTTCTTCATAGTCAGCCAACAACTCACTTGTTCCTGTGCCAGCAGTAGCAGAAAAGTCGATGCCTTGACCACTTGCAACAATCAAATTACCTGTGGTCAAAGTAAGTTGAGTTGCACTGATAGCACGGCCAGCGGTCAAATTGGCAACAGACACCTGTTTGGTCGCGCTGCTTTGGACAATGGGCAATACTTCCGTACCCGCCAAAGGGGTTGTAGAAGCGGGAAGTGCTGAGATTTTGCTGTCTGCCATGATTAATCCAATCAGTTAAACATTACTTCAATGAGTGAAGTAATAGGTGGTGCCTGTGAAAACGTGAGTGTTACGCCTGACACGGCGTATGTATTCTTGTTTTGATAGACACCGTTAATGTACACAAACGTAAAGTTTTCTCCCAACGAAGCCGCGCTTAATGTAAATACCGTCTGCGATCCTGTACCCGTAAAATTGTTTACCTGGTAGCTTGCGGCTCCAGTGCCACTTATGTTGTCATAGGTGCCAATTAAAACATCATTGCTATCCTTAATCAAAAATTTGTACGGCGATGCGCTTAACCAAATTTCACCACCAGGCACACGCCCAGCCGAGTCCAAAATAATTGGGTTGGTGTGGTTGGTATTTCCCGAAGAACTGGTAAAAGTAGCTTGAGGGGTTGTAGTGCCTGCGGCGTAGGTGTACAGCTTGCCACCAGACAAAATGACGCCGCTGTTGGTAAAGAACTGGGCCGCAGCGCCGCCCACAGGGGAGAGAAAGACGGCCATTTAGGTCACTCCAAAAGAATTAAGCCACCGTCCTCTTGCACAAGGTTATCGGAGGACTCGGTAAGAAGGTTGCTTTGCACAGTCGCATCCGCATAGCCCGACAAGAGCGAAACAATGCTTCCAAGGCCAATTGATACCCCGTTGCGAATGGGAATTCCAAAGAAACTCATTGGATGTTAATTGGTTTGCAATAGATCGTGCCGCCCGTGGACACTTGGATTGCGCTTACACGCCATTGTCCGCTAACGCTAGTGGGAACTTTAAATGGAATCGGTGTGAACGGTGGCATTGGCGTACTGGATGTCGTGGCCGTAACACCTTCGCCAACCAGCACATAGCAAGCCTGGTCAGACCAAACTACCACACCTTGAGCGCCAGCAGGCCAAGCACCAGTTACGCCAGCAGTGCCGGTGTAAGAAATAGATTTGGCCGGAAAATTGGTGTCCGCTAATGGGTTTAAAAGTTCCATGATGTGTCCTTACGCTAAAAAGCGGAGTTTATACAGAGTACGCAGATAAATCTCAATGATATTGTCGATCAACTGTTGCAACGACATATCAGTCCTGTCCACTACGTCATAGCGGCACTTCTCAATCTCATCCAACTGGTTTTGCAAAAAGTCGATGATGTTGGCCGTCTTGGTGGCCGAATGCAGTGTGATCGGCCCCATCAAGCCATGACGGCCTTGGTAGGCTTCAGCAAAATCGTCCGCAGCGCCAACAATGCGCTCATAGAATATATTGAGCGCAACGTGCTTGGAGTAGCTGCGGGTGTTCAAGTGGACGCTATGGGCCACATCACGGGCCAAGAATAGCATCCCGACAAAATCACAGGCTTTGTACATCATTGTGGCATTCCCATTGGTTGTTGTTCCATGCCTTCTTGTGGCATCTCAGGGCCGGTATCCATGTCCCGCCCTGGCATTTCATTAACCAAGTCGCCCGAAGTGATCATGCCATGCACGGTGCCCAGCACGATGTCTTGGATTTGCTCTGGCGACATGGATGCTTGCACAGCAGAAATCCGCTGGGTTTCGGCTTGATACGCTTTGACCGTTGCTTCAAAGTCCTTGCGGTGCATATCCTGCATCTCAATCGACTTGCCAGCATTGATGATCATCTGGTGCATTTGCTCCATTTCTTGGCCCATCGCTTGGATTTGCTGCTCTGCGGCCTGCAACTCGGGCGGTTTGTCGCCGTCTTGCATGAGTTTGGGATCAATGGTCTTGGCAAAACGCTTTGCCATCTCTTGGGCACCAGGCCAGTCCATGTTCTTGACAAACAGGTCACCGGCCACTTGCCATAGCTGGGGGTTGCCCTGCAACAGTTGGCCCATCGCCTCTAGCGCCTCTTGGCGCTTGGTTGCGTAGCCTGGGCCGGTGGTAGCCACCACATCGTACTTGCCCACGCCGGGGTTGTAAATCTTGTCAATCACAATGCCTTCTTGATTGACAATCTTTTTGACCGGCTCGGCCTGCATTGGGTCAATCTTGACCATGCTTGTCTCACCATCTTCACCAATGATGCGGGCGATGCGTTGCGTGTCGTAGATTTTGGGGATCAGGTCAATCAGTTGGCGGGTCAGATACCGCACGCCACGGGCCAAGTTGTCGCCAAAGTGGTACGTCCCGACATCACCCTCGCGCTGACGCGCAAGAATCGCCTTGCCGCTGCGCTCGTTGGATGTCATACCCAAAGAAGCGTTGTACTGGCCGGTGGACGCTTTGATGTCCTCAGAAGCGCCTGCCTTGGCTTGCAACAGCCCGCTGGAGGCCATTGGCGGCTGCGCCCGCTGGGGTAGTGGCAGCGTAGCGCCCGCGCCGTCTGTAACGTCTGGATTGACCTCCAAATACGGCCAGTTGGTCGTGTTGGCAGTCTTCCATTGGTTTTCGTAGCCCTCAAACTGCCCGCCATAGCCGATAAATGGCGCTTTGGGGGCCAAGGCCAGCATCTCTGCTTCTTGGGACACCCAATAGTTGTACATCCGCTGGGCATCCTTGGCGTTTCGCACCAACCCAGACACATACAAACGGCCATCAACCTCAAATTCGTTGCCCACAATGCGGACAATCGGGATGTATTTACCCGCCCACTCGCGCTCTTCCAAGATTTCGTAGCCGTTTATCTTGCAATACTTAATCCGTGGACGGTCAGATTGCCTAGACTTCTTGGGCTTGCCGTAAATGGCGCGTAATTGCTTGTCTTCGGGCGTTCCCTCAAAAGCGGTGGCGTTGCCAGGGTACAAATTGAGCGTGCCTTTGTCGTAATCGACGTAATAGTAGTCCGCGATGCGGATCGTGTCTTCATTGAGCCATTGCGACAGGTTCTGATCGCCCACACCCAGCGTTTGCAAGGTGGTAATGGGCGCTGAGTCGGGGTACATCCGCTCGTAATCGTCTTTGCTAATGTCTTCGGTCACAAAACAATACTTAGCGTCCGCACCGCACGGGTCTTGGATGGTTGGATCCATGTAGACCGAAAAACTATTGCGAATTCTGCCAATTTTTATGTCTTGGTCAAAGGTATTGTCGTCGCAATACTCGGTCAGGATTCGGATGTAGCCTTCTCCGTAGGAGACTTGGTTTTCGCAGGCGGTGTCGTAAGCGACATCTGCGTCCGAGATGTATTCAATATGCCTGACCATGCCGTTGAAGACTTGGGCAACGTCAATGTCGGCCTTGTCGTCGGCTGGAATAACTTTGCCTGTTGGGCGATTTTGGCGTTGGTCATTGGTAACTTGCCGTACGTGCTGCGGCAGCTTGTTGATAGTCAAGCATGGGCGAGCGTTGATTGTCTGGCCCTGCACCGCGCCCCGAGTCGCCAGCACATCAGCAGGCCACTGCCAATGGTTGTCTGGGCTTCCGGCGTAAAACTTGAGGTCGTCTATCTCGTCCTCGCGGGACTCAGACAGCGCCGATATCGCCATGTCCAGGCGGCTGCGCGCTGTCGCCAGTATGCCGGAATCGTCGTTCTTCTTGCCGCCACCGTTGGCGACATTTCCTACCGCCACCATGCCGGTGTAATCAGCCATTATTTTTTACCTTTTGGGGCTGGCGCGCTGCGCTTTACTGCGTACGCAATTGCCACGGCCTGTTTGACCGGCTTGCCAGCTTTGATTTCAGCTTTTACATTTTCACGAAAGGCTTTGGGTGAAGATGATTTGACGAGCGGCATTATTTCTTCTTCGCTGTTTTGGCAGAATCTTTAAAATCCTTGGCCGTTGGAGCGCCTTTTGCGCCTACAGGGCGCATTTTCTCTTTGCTGCCCGCTGCGATGCGTGCCTGTTTGGCGTGAATATTTGCGTACAGTCCAGGTTTGGTAGCCATATCAACACTTCCATCGTTTAAGAGCAGCTTTAGCGCGTTCGCCATCTTTGGCGTTGGCCGCTACTGCGCCCATTCTTGCACAAAATGAATCCTTGCGGCCCTGATCTGCCTTGGTCTTGGGGTTTGGGGCTGGCGCTTTGAGATTGGAGCCGGTTGCGGCATTGTACTTCTCACGACCCTTGGCCGTCAGGCCAGCGCCTTTGGATGTTGGCAGCTTCTCGCCGCGTCCGACAGATAGAGATACTTTTTTCATGAACCCATCCATGAAGTTGACATCGAGCCGTCTTGAGCGTTATAGCGGCGAGTGGGCTCAGTATACTCGCGGTGAGCCACAGGAAAAGCAAACGTCACGCATATAGCGTCCGCTGCGTCTGGTGATGCTAAACCCCGTGCTTTCATTTCTTTCTTGCTCTCCAAGAAGATTGTTCCACGTGAATCAGGCTTCATCTTAGGCGAAATCAAATCCGTCTTCAAGAACCTGTCGGTCGGGATACTAGCAGATTTCAACCACTCCCGCATCTCACCCCACATCTGCGCGCGCATATTTCCGTACATTATCGGGTTTTTGGCCTTATTTCCAAAGTTCACGCCCTTAATCTTGTACCGTTGCTCCTTGAGCCTGTCCACAATCCCAGCGCCCAGCCCGCCCTCGTCGATCACCACCAGGGTCGGTTTATATTCCTCAATCGCGTCGATTACATACCCCACCACCGTCATAGTGTCGTCGCCCCGGTGCCGGGTGATATTGATTATGTCCCGTCCTTGGCGCACGGCGATGACCGTGGCGTCCGCGCCGTAGCGCGCCGGATCAACGCCGATGATGATGGGCGCGGACAAGTCTTTGTACTTCTCCCGCTTCATGGCCTCGTCCACTATGTCCGACCCGATGAATTGGTCATCCCCCGCGCTTGGGAACATCCCGTAGACCTCGACGTGCGATTGGCTAGAGTCCGGCCCGTACTCTTGTATGATGCGCTCGTAGACCTGTTTGTCCGTACCCTCTACCGTGCGCGCGTCCACCACCTTGGTTTTCCAAAACGCCCGTTTGGAGTTGAACGCCTCGTAGAAATACCCCGTGTTGCGGCGCGGGTTGGAGAACGCCAGCCAGAAGCGGTTGGGTGTGTTCTCAGTAAAGAAGCCCGCAGTCACCGCCCAGATCGTGTCGTCGATACCTGACGCCTCGTCAAACACCACTAGCACGCCGTCGTAGTTATGCACACCCGCGTAGGCGTCGGGGTTCTCCGCTGACCACAGCCGCCCTTCAACGCCCCAGTACCTGGTGCCCTTCTTCAAGTCCCGCTCAACCAGTTCGGTCAGCCACTTGGCGGGCATCACCCGCGTGGCGCTGACTTCAAACCAATGCGAGTTGATCGCCATCGCCAGCCACTTGGTAATCTCGGCCCAGGTGATTGACCGCAGCTGTGACTCACTGTTGGCCGAGATGATGGTCGTTGAGCCAATGCGGGTCGCCAGCATCCAGATGGTGATCCAACTGACCAAGGCCGACTTGCCAATACCGCGCCCAGACGAGATGGCGGCTTGCAATACTGCGTAATCTAGTAGCCCTTTATTTGCTTCAATATGCTCGGCGATGTCTTGCAGCACCTCGCGCTGCCACTTGCGCGGCCCTTTAAAGTTCTCAAGCGGTGTGCCCTTGACACCCCACGGAAATACCAGCGCTACGAAATTAAGCGGGTTGTCCTTGATGCGCGGCGTCCACAGACGCGCCATCAGGGCTTGTTCGTCTTCAGCGCTGTATCTGGTGGACTGCATCGACTACCTCAATGACGCGCATCTCTGCTTCTTGCAGCGCCTGCGTGATGGATATGCGCTGGTCAATGTCCACCGTGATGGACTGCTTGGCGACCCAGCCGTGCTGNTGCTTGAGTANTCTCAAGCGCCGCCTTGGCGTCGCCCTCGCGAGCCGCTTTGTGCAGGATGTCAGCCATCTCGCGCTCGCCGTCGGC